TTTGGAAGTATTATTACTGCTGTTTTGTTAGTTGCTCCACATTTAGTTGCTTTTTGGTGGCTAATTTCTAATAACACAGGATTAGCTTTTTGGTATCATTTTCACTTTACAAAGCGATACCAAAATTTATCTGTGGATGAATTGACCAGAATTAATATTTACTCTGAAAAGATGATTAATAATGGGCATAAAAATAGTAAAGTAATAGCTATATGGATGAAAAAAATTAATAAACGACATAATTATACATTCGTAAAAAGATAATTTCAAATGCTCCACCTAATCCACACCCCCGCCACCATGACCGTCCGCCAATATGCACGGTACGAAGCAGACCGCAACCCGCGTTTGCTATTCAGGCGTTTTGCATGGTTGCCGGTTCAGTGGTTTGATAAACAGATTGAAAAGTTTACCGAAGACTTTAACGCAATGTTTTCACCGGCTGAATCAGGCGAACTACACAGGCAGGTTGAAAAGCTAATCTACCAAAACAGATTAATACGTATGCAGGCATGGGCTGAAGCTATTCACGTTCACTTGGTACACAAAGCACAGTTAGATTATCAATGCTCGAAACTTGGCATTAAGCGTGAACCGGATGTGAAGTTAGCCGAATACATTGAACAGATTTATACCTACACAGGGCAGAAAATCGAAACGTTACAAGATGTTGAGGCGTTCATGGATGAGATTGAAAGGCTGGTTGACAAATACGGCGAAATGTTTCCTGAGAAAGCACCCGTTAAAAGTGCTACAATCATGGAACTGTTTTACGTTTATTGCTCAATATTGGAAGTAAACCCGCAATATACTGATATGCTGTTAGTTGAATTTGCCGACCTGAAAAAGCAGGCAGAAGAACGAAGCCGGAAAATGCAAGAACAAATAAAGAAAAAACAATATGGCTGAAATAGAATCAATTATATCAAAAGAAGCAATCGACGGAATAAAGGCAGCTGACGAAGCGTTAAAACTGTTTGATACTAATATGCAAGCCAGTTTAAAGGCGTTAACTCAGTATGCAGCAGATTTAAAAAAGCAAGGGTTAACGTTTAAAGATTTAGCCAATGCTTCAAAAGCATTAGCAGCTGAACAGAAAAAGCAAAACGATATAGTAAAGCAATCCGAAAAGATAATTAAAGAGGCTGAATCTGCATATAAAGCACTCGACAAGCAAAGGCAGGCTGGATTAGCAAAAATGGCAGCAGAGGAAGCAAAGCAAAGACAATATAATTCCACTGAACAGGTAGCCATAAGGCAAAACAAACAGTTAACAGAGGATATAAAAAGGCTTACAAAGGTAGGAGAGAAGAGATCAAATGACATGGCTAAAGAGGCCGCAACACTTGCCAAATTAGCAGCCAAAGAGAAGGAACATACTGAGGCATTGAAACTTGAAGTAAAGACAGTTAACGATGCAATCCGGCAAAACAAAGCACTGACAGCAGAACGGAACAAAGCTGCAACGACATTCGGCAAGCAGTCGGCAGAAGTGCAAGCATATAACAGACAGTTACAGGCTAATACTGAATTTATCCGCAACAACGGTACTGCAATGGAAAAGCAGCGGATGAATATTGGTAATTATAAATCTGCTTTGGCTGGTATTGGAACGTCGTTAGCGGGGGCATTTTCTGTTACGGCTGTTTTGGCGTTTGGTAAGGCTTCGTTTGCTGCATTTGAGGAGCAAGAACAAGCAAATAGAAAACTACTTTTCTCATTGAAAGGTAACAAACAGGCATTTAAAGAACTCACTGAACAGGCAAACGATTTCCAGAGCAGAACAGGAATTGCAGACGATGCAATACAAGGCATTCAAACACTTGCAGCAGAAGCCGGAAAAAGCACTGTTGAGATTAAGAAAATAACTGAGGCTTCGATAAACTGGAGCAAAATAACAGGGCAAGATTTACAAAGCGCATACCTACAAGTTAACGCAACATTAAACGGAACCGCCGGCAGACTTACAAGGGTTGATGCTGAGTTCGGAAAACTAACAAAATCACAACTTGAATCAGGTGCAGCGATTGACCTGATTAATACAAAATACAAAGACTTTGCCGAAAATGCAGCCAGCGATACCGAAAAACTATCAGCGAACTGGGGCGAATTTATTGAAATGGTCGGTTCTGGAGTTGCTAAAGTTGCAGTGCCGGCACTAAATTCTATTAATACACTGCTCAGGATTACAACAGCCGATTCGCTTACATTCATGGATAAACTCAGGGCATTAACACAGGGGGCCGCCGGAGTTGCTGTTGCGATGGGGCAAATTGAAGGTAACAAGATTGCAGAGGCTAATAAATCAAACGCACAAAACAGCGCAATAAGAAACGACCCTGCAACACAAACCTTAATAGCACAGGCGCAAGCATCAGGAAAGGCAAAAGCGCAATTACTTGACTATTCGGCAGCGTTTGAAGAGTACGAAAAAAGCCAGAAAAAAACATCCGATAAGGTTAATAAACAAGTCGGTGAATATGCTATGTTAACGCAAAAGTTATCCGATGCAAAAGAAGCAATGTTAAACATGCTGGCCGCAGGAGAAACACCAACAGATCAGGCACGTAAAAATATCAGAGATTTAGAGGTTCAAATTTACAATATTGAACAGGCTGCAAAAGACGCAGCAAAAGAATTGATAACACTTGCAGCACCATTAGCAGCAAATCAAATCGGGGATAGAAAAACAGGCAACACAAGCATATTGCAAAAACGTGCTTCGGTCGGTTCGGGTGGAGCGGCAGCAAACGCGGCACCTGGTTTATTTTCAAATCCTGAAGCCGTTACAGAACTGGCTATTTCAACGGCTCAAACCACCTCCGACACAATCTTCTCAATCATAGCACAATCCACCACGGCCGAATATGACCTGAAACTTTCATTGCTTGACAAAGAAAAAGAAGCTAAACTGGCTAATGCAAACCTGACAGAAAAGCAACGGTTAAAGATTGAACAGGACTACGCAAAGAAAGCCGCTAAAATAAAAACCGAACAGTTTAAGAAAGAAAAGGCCGCAAGCATCATTCAGTCAATTATAAATACGGCTGTATCTGTAACTGCAAACCTGAAAAATCCATTGTTAGCTATTGCAGCCGGAATAGCCGGAGCAGCACAAACGGCTATTATTGCAAGTCAGGATGTACCGCAATTCGATGCCGGAGTACTTAAAACACCTTCCGAATTTATCGCTGGTGAACGCAGACCGGAATGGATGATTGAACCTTCAGGTCGTGTTCAGTTGGTTACGAAGCCGACACACTTCAAAAACATGGCCGGTGCAACTGTTATCGGTGGAGCCGAAACACAACGAATGCTTCAGCAAGGTATTGCGCCGGCAGCGGCAGATATACGGCCAGATATTCAGGCAATGCGGGCAGATATTGTCAATGCAATACGCAACAAAGCAGAACTACATATATCTGGTTCAAGCGGACGTATTACAGAGCGTACCGGAAATTATTACAAAACATACTTTAATAAAAAGGTTAGATGGGCAGGAAGGAACAATTAGAAGCACTTAACACTCCGATTGACGGCAAACGGTTTGTTTTCACATTGCAGCACGGTTCTGAGGCAGCATACACATTGAAATATGCTCCTGACGGATGGGCGGATGATGAATATAAGCTGGTCCGTGATATGAAGTTTTACGGTGTGTTTCGCAAGTTCACAGCCGCGGAAATGAAGTTTGTAAAAGATGGGCGTGATTTCGTAAAAGATGCTTACGACACGGACGGAATTAACGCGCTGGTATCGTTTACTGTTACAGAGTACAATACTTTCGGACAGTCGCGGGTAAGGTTCTTAGGCCGGCTGGATTACAGCACATATAAATTAACCGAACTTTCAGCAGATATTCAGGTTATTGACGGGGCATTTACTGACATTCTACTGAACAGGTGGAACAGTGAAATAAACCTATTCGCGGCTAAAGATTCAGACGGTAACGCACTTTCGGCACTTACTACTCAGTACATCAATATGCCCGAAATCAATATCCGGCAGGTTGCGAACTGGTCAGGGTATGATTATACGACTGTTTACAACGGTTTGCATTATATGTTTATGCGTGTAGTCAATTCAGAATATGACGAGGCGTTCAATGTTGAGGCATACGGGTTCAACTTCTTTCGGGTTGCGGCTGAGGAATACACATCGGCAAACCTGAACTTAAAACTGCAAGCTACATTGAACGGCAACAACTCATCGGCCAGGTTCACATGGAATTACTACATATCGCGATGGGTTGGCGGAACAGAAACAGTAATTTATACCGGTTCAGTTCAGGGACTTGGCAGTTATCCGTTAGCCGTTGACATTGATCTGACCGAAGTTATAACTATTAATGTCGGTGATTCGCTTAGTTTGCGGGGTGATATTACAAACACAGTCGGAACAGGTACGATTCAGTTCAGTAACATCGAATTGAACCTTGCAACTCAAATCGAAAGCATAATAGGTCGTGAACTTTACATGGTGCAGATACATGAAGCATTTGAGCGGATTGTGGCTAATTACACAGGCTTAACAGGCCGGTTTAAATCTGACTTCTTCGGGCGCACTGATATTGGTTATGATGTTGACGGTGAATTGCTGGCAATCACAACAGGTCGTTATATCCGGAATAACTTCGGATTGAACAATACTATGCCGGTATCAGGTGAAAAGTTATTTGATACGGTAAAGGCAATATTCAATGTCGGGATGGGTATTGAAGTAATTGATGGAGTTGAAAAGTTGGTAATTGAACCTATGAGTTATTTCCTATCGGATTCCGTTGTATTGAATGTTTCTGATAGGATAGCATCGGAAACGATAATTAGAGAGGTTTATCCTGAATTGATATTTAACAGAATTTCAGTCGGGTTCAACTCTTACGAATACCGTTCATTGGGTGGCGTGTATGAATACAACACAACATCAAAGTACACCAACATTATTAAACCGGTTGACCGTGAACTGAATGCTGTTGCACCTTATCGGGCTGATATGTCAGGCGTTATTGCACTATTGACAGAACCAGCAGAAAATAAAGACGTTTCAGGCGAATCGGATATTTTCCTGTTCGATATTGTTCGCGATGGTTCTGATTACCTTATTCAAACAACTGAAGGATTCGATCAGGCTGAAGACTTCGGAGGCCGTGACACGCTGTTCAATGTCAGGTTATCCCCTGCCCGTAACATCAGGCGGCACGGTTCATTTATCCGTGGATTTATTGACAAATATCTAAGCAGTTCGCTGCAATGGCAAACGGCAGACAAGAACACGAAACTGAGGAGCACAGAAACTGGACAGAGTGAAATAATCGAAAATGCTGACATCGCTGTTAATACTCTTGATACTCCGTTTTGGGTGGCTGAAACGATGCAATTTGAAGTGCCGGCACTTGAAACAGATATTGAAGTTATACAGGCGAACCCGTACGGACTAATTCAATGTTCTGATACTGAATATGGGTACCTGTTGGACTACACTTCGAAAAATGAAAACGGCAAATCTGAATATCTGTTATTGAAGTGTAACACTGCTTATGTTACTCCGGAAGGCGATCCTATTTATCCTACACGGTTGACAATCAAAAAGTTGGTTAACAATGCCGTGTATGATATGACTGTTTTTAAGGTTGACATTGTCGGTGATAATGGAATATCTTACATCGGAGTGCCGTTTTCAATGGTTGGATTTGCTGTACTTGAATCAATACCTTACGGGACTTACACTATTTCGGAACACACTGAAACAGGTTATACGCTTGTGGGCTATACACCAGGAACCGAAATAGTGATTGATGCGGATAATTTGAGGGTGGATGTGATAATTGAGAATGTTAAATTAGAAGAATTAAAATACGGAGCTTTGTATAATTGGTATGCTGCAACAGATGCAAGGGAGATTACAAGTAGCGGGTGGGAAATACCAACACAGGCGCAAATAGAAACGTTACGTGATTATGTTGGCGGATTCACTGTTGCAGGTGGTAAACTAAAAGAAACAGGAACAGATTATTGGAATACACCTAATGAGGGAGCTGAAAATGCTTATCAATTCAACGCACGAGGCATCGGAAGTAGAGCAGCACTTGGAGCGTTCTTAAATCTTAAAAACGTAATGAATATTTTATCTAAAACAGTTATAGGTGGAACAAGTCATTATCTTTTAAGCATCAGCACATCAGTAGCATCGACTTCAAATATTGCTTCACCAAAATATTATGGCAATGCAATAAGACTAATCAAAACCACAACCACACTCACACACGGACAAACCGGACTATACACAGGCAATGACGGCAAAGTTTATCGGACAATTTGCATCGGCACTCAGGAATGGGTAGCGGATAACCTCAATGAAACTAAATACCGTAACGGTGATGTAATTCCAATTGTAACAGATGCGACCGCGTGGGCTGCATTGTCGACCGGTGCCAGATGTTCATACAATAACGACGATTCAAACTTATAACCATATGCTAAACATCCCCATCCCTCAATCCGTAAAATTCCGGCCAATCAACACAAACCGGCCAAACTTCGACAATGTTTTTGCCGCTGATACCGGTTCAGTGCCGTATGCGTTTACTCTTTCAGTGCCGGCTCAGGAGGTAATGTTTCAGGTTGTAACGCCGGATGACAATGAAACATATTCATACCTGCACCTAATTCACAACGGAACGGACACACTTATAACAGTTGATTCAACCTCATTCATAGGGCAGCTAAAGTTCGAAACGTATCTTGTCGACTTCTCACTGTATGCCGGACAATGTTGTTATTTTGAATGTTATGAGGGTGTGTTATCTGACCCGCAAGTATTGAAATACAGATCAGAACGGTTCAAAGTCGAAACGCAGCCTGATTACTTATTAATAGAGTGGAGGAACTCCGTTTCAGGTTTTCAGATGGATTATTCATCCGGACTTATTCATGTGATGCAGATTGAAGGTACATTCGACGATTACGGAACAGGCGGCAGTTCATCAGTGTACAGCAATCAGGGTGAAGAAACTAAACTGAAAGAGATTGTGCAGCGCGTTTTTACTTTGAACTGCCAAGTACCTGGTTATATTGCTGACATTTTAATTAACGCACTTGCACACGATAGATTTTATATTAACGAAATTGAATATGTTAGCGTAAAGGCTGCAAACCTGACGCGATTAGGCCGCACTGACTTATACACTTTAACGGCTGAACTAACTCAAAAAACTATTGTCGGGCTGAATACGCACGATGTCGGATAATATTTTTATTAACAAGTTGAGCAAACAGGAAATAACACTATAAATTTGCAATAATGGTAACGAATTTACAAGTTATAAATCAGATATGTACAGACCTTGGCGGGGTTGCTGGGCATGTTATTAATGTGTCAGGTGAAAACGAAATCTGTACTCTGCTAGGTGGTACCGGCGGGCATTCGCTGGAGATCAACGCACTAAATGAAATATGTACACTGCAAGGCGTTACCGGCGGGCATTCGCTTGTTTTGAACGCATTGAACGCAATAGCTGGAGCGACTTATATCACTAATTTTGCCGCATGGTCATACATTCAACAGTCGTCAGTGTTGAACTATGAAGCTGAATCAGAAGCCTATTTTTTGCGCTTGACTGATGCACCTTCAAACGGCTATAAGTTACTTGTTAATTCTTTAATTAAAAACTTAAAGGATGCAACTAAGTGGGAGCGTGGCGCATTGTGGGGAAGATCAGATCAAATACTTTTGTTTTCAGGACACAAATCAACTGCAAATGCTTTATTGAACGTAAAAGCAAATCAGTTCAATGCAACCGAAAATCAAAGCCCTAAACTTTCATCAAAAGGGTATAGAACAGGATATGTTGACAATGATTTTATAAACACAAACTTTAATCCATATTCTCAGGCGAGTAATTTTAAAATTGCAGATGGAGCAATATCAATATTTTCAATTACTCAAACAAGGGGGTTAGCTGGTGCAGGCGGTTATGATTTTGGAAGTTTAACAGGTAATGGGTTTACAGGAGTAACAACAAATATTTTATCCGGTAAAACTTATGCGGGTATTGGCAGCACTTTAATTCAAGTAGGTACAACATTGCAAAAAAGAGGATTAATTGTAACAACTAGACTCGGAACAACTTTAACTGTTTATAAAAATAAGGTTAAAAATGCAGATGTAACTTGCACAAATCAAGCATTTTCAAATCGTAATATTTGGATTGGTGGATATAATGAAAGTACAATTAAAACGCCTGCAAGAAGCCGATACGGTGCATACATTGTAAGTGATGCACTAACAGAAGCAGAAGTTACAACACTTGATACCTTGCTTAATGATTTTATCACAAACTCAACGCAATATTTTGCAGCAACATCAAAAGTGTTAGTATGTGATGGCAACAGCCTTACTAAAGGCACAGGAGCTGTACAGTCAGTAAGTGATTTCCCCGCGCAGTTGAATATGCCAACATGGACTATCGTGAATCTTGGTGTAGCGTCACAAAGAACAGTAACAATGACTGCAAACGCAGTTGAAAACGTTGATACTGATTTTTACGAGGCAAAAAACACAAAGAATGTTGTTTTAGCGTGGGAGATAATCAACGATTTAGGAAGTGTAATTAACGACCAGGCAATTGCAAACTTTTGGGAATATTGTGACGCAAGGAGAGCCGCAGGATGGAAAGTGGTAATATGTACATTAATTGCACATACGACACTACAAACCAAAATAGATTACTGTAATCCTATTTTAAGAACAAATTATGCTGCTCATGCCGATGGAATAGTAGATCTGGCAGCAGATGTAAGGCTTCAGAATTGTCTTGATACTACTTATTATGATGCAGATAGAATACACCTTAATCCAACAGGTTACGGTGTAGTCGCAAGCCTTGTTAAGCCAGTAATCGAAGCACAATAAAATAGTTCACCTTTATAACAATGAAAACCCTACTACTAATATTACTCATACTCCCCTTACTCGCAGCAGCGCAATTCAAACCAATTGCACATTTGGAAGCTAATGATCCAGATGGAACAGAGGTTACATGGAAGATAACAGCGGGGGATCCTGCCGGATATTTCCATATAACGCCTTGCAGTGGAGTAATAAAGTTAGATAGTTCAGTTTACTCAACATTCACAAGACAGCGTACATTTACAATTACATTTACTTGCACCGATGAAACCGGATTGAGTAGCAAAACAATACGCAAAATAACGCTTTACAAAACCAAACAGCCTGATATAGTTACTAAGTTATGATTGATGAACCTTTAACCATACCGGAATTACAGCAGCAACGAATAACGGCAGAGAGATCCGCCGGCTGGTCGGTTATCGGGTGGGTTAAGGATGGGAAGGAATGGCAGGCGGTAATGAATAAAGGTGAACAGTGGCAGCGGGTAAATGAAAACGGAAGCACAGAAGAAAACAAAAAGCAGGAGCAAGATAAGAGTTTAGCACTGACGATTGAATATAGCGGGATGAGATATGTGGTTGATGTAGAGGCTGTTGATGTGGCCGTTACGCAGCGCAAGAAATGGCGGAAGTATCAACGTAATAAAAAAATAATAGAATATGGCAGTTGAACGTTCTAATCGTGAAAAGTATTTCAATGGTGTATTGCTAACTCTTATACTTGCAGGGGTTGGCTGGAACCTGACTATTTTATCTGAAATAAAATCAGATATGAGTAAATGGATTGAACGTACTTCGAAAGTAGAAGAGAAGGTATGTAATTTAGAAAAAGATAAAGAGAAAGAGGAGAATAAAGACGAGAAAAGAGATAAGAAAATAATCTATATGGATGCTTATCTAAGAGATAATTTCACTGACTATAAACCAGAAAATGATGAAGAAAACTAGCCAATTTGAAGCCGATGCAGCACCGCTGCCAAACATGAATGATTATCCGGTTCGCTGTACAGCCTGCCGCAGACATTGCGTTATTTATGTGCTGGCTAATTCTGAGCCACTGCCTACTGACCCGATTGTGATTGATGAAAATAAATTTGTAATTGGCGAAGATTGCCCGATCCCAAATGAATAGCGTATGAAACCAAAAGAAATAGCTACTTACATTCTTGCAGGTCTTATTGTTGCAGGATTTTTCACTACATTAGTATTTCTTATCCTTACAGGCAAGTATGAAACCACTATGCAGTTAATTGTCGGGGCTTTAGTCGGGGCATTTGTTACGGTTGTGGGTTATTATTTTGGTTCTTCAAAAGGTAGTGCAGATAAGAATGAATTGTTAAAGCCAAAATAATGAAACTCACAATCGAACGCATAGCATTCAAAGATACCTACACAATCGGCAAACTATACCTTAATAACAGTTTGTTTTGTGATACGCTGGAGGATAAGGTGCGTGCTGATGGGGTTAAGGTTTACGGAGAAACGGCAATACCGGCAGGACTGTATAAAGTTATATTAACGTATTCTAACCGGTTTAAACGCATTTTGCCGCTTGTCTGCGATGTGCCTAAATTCTCAGGTATTCGCATTCACCCAGGTAACACATCGGAAGATACGAAAGGCTGCATATTGGTAGGCATAAATGATGTTAAAGGCCGGATAAGTAACAGTAAGGCAACATTTGAAGCATTGATGCCATTGATGCAAAACATTGAACACGAAGAAGCTATAACGCTCGAAATAATTAACAAAAGATGAAACTAAGATTACTATATTTAATAATCGCATTGAATACGCTGGTTGTAATACTAACTGTTTTATTACAGTGTCAGCGAAATCAGGACCAGCCGGAACCGGAAGTTATCACAACGACCGACACGATCAGAATAACCGACACGATAAGGCAGAACCGAACCGTTTACAAGCCTGTGCCATACCAGGTAATTGATACATTCAAAGTGCCGGCAAACGTTGACACATCGGTTATTATTGCGGAATACATCAAGACACGGAAGTATGTTTTACCTGTAAGTGACGATTCAAACAGCCGGATAAACGTACATGCAACAGTACAGTTCAATCGGATAGCGGAATGGACTTATGATGCTCAGTTCTACCCACGCACGACCGTAATTGAGCGAAATCATGTTATAATCGAACCGAAGCGGGTGCAGTGGTTTGCGGGGGCTAAGTTCGGTTATCGCATTGGTGAGAATATTGGCGATTTTAAGCTCTGTGGAGCGATTAATACCCAAAATGATATGTTATACTCAATAGCATATGACCCGTTTAACAGAGTGCCTGAAGTGGGCGTTCTATGGAAAATATTTAAGTAGCTTTGTTTGAGTGTTGAGTGTTTGGGTTTGCCCCTGCCGGTTGTGGTTTCCGGCGGGGGTTTTTTTGTTATCGCTATAATCCGCACATGCCATGACACTCTTCAATCAATTCAGGAAATAAACTTGGAGATTGAGTAAAATCTACATCTTTCAATGGTATTCCATCTTTATACAAAAATGTTCTACTTTTTAATTTTGGGTAATTTCTGATCTTATCATCAAAATCACAGGCTTTCTTAAATTCTAAAGGGAAATTCTTTTTAAATAGCTGCCAGTATGCTTTAGAATGGAACGGGCAGATTAAACATGCACTTTTACCTGGTTCTGGCAATCCTGTCAACCTGAACCATTCTTTTATACCGTCAATGCTTATTCTATAATCAACAAGCGGATAATAATGTTCTATATATTGTACGTCACTTTGTTTTATGCGTTCAATCTCATCAAGGCTTATTCCAATCCATAACCTTATTTTTTTACCATTTCTAATACTTTGTAAATATTTACGAATTGGAGCTATTTTATAATCACCTGTACAGTGTCTGTTCATTATACCACCACCTTCAAGCCTTAGTGGTATTTGTGGGTTCCTTGCTATTTTACCATCAATATAATCAATGGTATCTTGCATTATATCACCATTTGAAACCTCAATTATATCAAAATCGTACTTTTCTTTTACATATTCAGTTAACCACTTTAAATAGTTTGTTACATATTCTGGTTCGCAACCAGTATTACTATAAACTGCAATATCAGGCTTAAATTTAAATTTACCTTCAAGCGCATTCAATAACATATATGTGCTTTGTTTACCTACTCCAAGTGATATTACATTTAGCATTATGTTTAATTTTTAAATTACATTCCCCAAAATTACAAAACAATCCCCATAAAAACCGCACTCCAACCGCTGACATTTATCAACCTAATATTGATATATCTCAATGCAAACACGCATATATCTCATTGAAAATATTTGCAATCGTATATACAGATGTTGTACCTTTACTTCATCAAACAAACAGATAGAAGCCATGAAAACAAACACTGAAATTAAATCAATCTTAGATGCTTCAAGAAAGTATAATATTTGGAGCCATCCAGCACACAAAACAGTAGGTGATAATTGTTGCGAGTATTGCGGCAAAAAGCACGGCAAAAACCCGCTTTACGTTCATGTAACATGGCGCGGAACTTGCGTACCTAACGATGTAACAGAAGAAGAATTATCCGCATTTGGCGAAGATTCGCAAGGTTGTTTTCCTATCGGTTCTACCTGTGCAAGTAAAATGTTCGGAACTGAAATCAATAACTATACAAAACAATCATAACTACTAAACAAGCTGCGCCACCGGCTACACGGGCATAAGTTATGAAACCAAAACTAATAAAACTAACAGAACGACAGCACGCAATTCTGAGCGGCAAACCAAACGCCTCGGCTTATGTACGTGGGCTGATCGACAGGGATAATTCAATTGAAGATCGGGCAACGCGGTTTGAAATGGTCGGGAAGGCTATTTTGGCAGGAAACAGGAAATCTGACCCAGCAACTGTAATCGCTGAATTATCTTTTATGCTGGCCAAGCAGGTATCAGGCGAAGATCAACTCGAAGTTATTTTGGAAAGGGGGGCGAAATGAGCAAGATAACAGGGAATGAACCGGCAATACCGGTAGTGATAAACAGGTTTGATCAAAGAGGAAATTTGATTGGTGCAACACAACAAACCGGCATCACAATCATCCAACAGTTCTCAATGGCTGCAATGCAGGGTATAGCTGCTAATCCCAACATGATAGACACGGATAACTGGCAATGGCTTGCTGAAAATTCAGTAAAAGCAGCCTACGCCCTAATCGCAGAACTAAACAAGGAGGACAAGCCATGACATGGGGACTACACCACAACGGCGGCCCATATCATAGAGGTATATGCCCCGAATGCCTAAACTCAAACGGCGATTGTACGGATGGGTTATGCGAAGAATGCTTCGATCTTCAGCCAGTTAAATGCTCAGATTGCGGCGATATGCACGAACCATCGAACATGGTCGGGTCGGTCTGCCAGTGCTGCTATGATTTTCAACAGCAGGAGAAAGCATTTATATTGATGGATGCGGGTGGGGATTGGGATGCGAGTAAATGAAATGTTTAATAATTTAAAACTAAAAACAAAATGAATAATGTAATATGCCCAGCATGTGGCGGAGATGGAAAAGAAACTTGCAGTAACCCAGATCATGGATTTTTAACCGGAATAGTTAATATTGCTTATAGTGCTAATGAAAGTGCTTGCCCGTGTTGTGGCCATGATCAGAACCATAAGGTTAAAAATGGTGGTAATTGTGAGCTATGTAATGGACTTGGGAATATTAGTGAAGAAAATGCTAATAAATGGGCTAATGAAGTCGGGTACGGCGAAGAGTTGGTGGTTTTTCACCATTGACAAATATCAACCGAAACACGCATATATCTCATCGGTGAAAATTAGGAATGTATATACCTTTGGTTGTACCTTTACTGCTACAAACAAACACTAAAAGCCATATGGCACAAATTAATAAATATAATGTAAAGGTTGGCGATACTTTTACCGGAAAATTTGAATTTACATTAACTGTAATTAATGTAACAGAAAAAACCTGTAAAACTGAAATGATAACCAGTTTTGGTAGGCGTGATACATTTCAGCGTACATGGAATCAGATAAACCAAAATATTGAAAAAGGAAAGTATAATCATATTAAATCATAACCACACACTCAAAAGCTGCCCTATCGGCTACACGGGGGAGAGTATGACGAACAAAACCCACTGGAAGAAATTAGTAAACCCTGACTACATCGGGGCGTATTGCATCGAAGAAGATACGGTTGTTAAGATTGTATCAGTCGGGCAAGAAGAAGTAAAAGGCGAGAACGGCAAAAAAGACTTTTGCACCGTTGCAAGGCTCGAAAACATGAAGCCATTTATCATCAACCGGACCAACGCAAAGACAATCACACAAATTGTCGGAAGCCCGTATATTGAGGACTGGGTAGGCCATTCAATAACTGTTTACCCTACCACAACAAAAGTTAAGGGTGATGTTGTTGAATGCCTCAGGATAAGGGCTACCGCTCCGCAAGTTGTGGACTACTCACAGCAAGCCAAACAACTCCGCGAATGCAAAACACTGGCAGACCTGCAAACAATCTACAAATCATTTACCAAAGATCAGCAGATCGGAACGGTATCAGTAAAGGACGAATGTAAAGCCCAATTATCATGAACTGGAAACCCATCGTACAACTGAGCGAAGAATGGAAGCAACTGAAGGCCGGTAAGATTTCAGGCACCCGTTTTGGTCAGGTTATAAGCACCCGCAAGAACGCACTACTTTACGAACTGCTTAACGAAAAGTTAAACGGTTATATCTATGATGATGATTACGAAAGCGAAGATATGGCATATGGTAGAGAAAACGAAAGCCATGCCATTGACTTGCTAGAGGAACGGACTGGTATTAAGTTCTTGCGTGGTGGCGTGATATTGTCAGATTTTAGCCATATACATATGGCCAGCCCCGACGGCGTGAATATTGAAGTCGGTGCAATAGCTGAGGTAAAATGCACAATGAAAGGCGCAAGGCAGTTACAGCGATTTGTGGAAGGTCCAGAATCGGATAAAATGGGTCAGATAATAAACTACTTCGCACAATCGGACAGTGTTAACGTGGTTTACTGGGCGTCATTTTGCGAGTTCAGGCCGGAGTGTGAGTTGGTGGTGTGTGAGTTTCGGCGCAAGCAATTTGAAAAAGAAATAACAGCCGGAAGAATAGGAGTAAAAGCAATTGAAAAACAACTGGAGCAACTGGAACAAAAAATAACATTCTAAAACCCAAAACAAAATGAACATTACAAAAGTAAACCCTCAGGAATTTGGACTTGAAGTATCACAGGCCGAAACAATTGAACAGGCATTTGCGCCAAAAATCATTGAACGCGATGGATACGCTGCAATTTACAGCGAATTAATCGCAAAAGAAATTGACGTTACAGTTTGTAAAGATGCCGGCGATTTACGCAAAAAACTTGTAAAAGTGCGTACCGGAATCGCTGATATTCACAAAACACAAAAGGCATTCTTTCTTGCTGCCGGTCGTTTCGTTGATGCCTGGAAAAACAAAGAAACGTTACCAATTGAACAGATGGAAGAAAATCTTAAAAAGATTGAAGATTATTACGAAAACATTGAACGCGAAAAAGCCGCAGCATTAAAGGCTGAAAGAGTTTCAAAACTTTCGGAAGTATGTGACAATCCGGAGTTGTTTCAGGTTGAACTTATGACAGATGCAGCATTCGAGGCACTGTTGGAAGGTCAGAAGTTAGCAAAAAAAGCACGGATAAAAGCAGAACAGGAAGCAGAAAAAGCAAGACTGGCCGAAATTGAAGCCGAAAAAGCTGAACAAGAACGTATCAGAAAAGAAAATGAAGCACTGAAAGCCGAAGCCGAAGCGAAAGAAAGACAACTCGAAGCAGAACGCAAAGAAGCAGCCGACAAACTGAAAGCTGAACAGGCCGCTGCTGAATCCGCAAGGTTAAAAGCACAGGCCGAAGCCGAAGCGAAACTGAAAGCTGAACGTGAAGAACGCGAGCGCATTGAACGCGAACTGAAAACAAAACAGGATGCCGAAATTGCAGCAAAGAAAGAAGCTGAAAGAATCGAAGCAGAACGTATTGAAGCAGAAAAGAAAGCCGCTAAAGCACCGGATAAGGATAAATTGAAAGCTTTTGTAAATTCGATTTCACTGCCTGTATTGCCTGAGTTGAAAACAAATGAATCGAAACAAAAAGCCGCTGATATTGCTGCAAAATTTGAATCGTTCAAATCTTGGGCAATTACTCAGATCGAAGCAATTTAACTTTAACCAAAACCCAGAATAGCACGCGGACTGTTAACCGTGCCTGAATAATGGAAACGAAATATACGAAATTGGAATGGCAATATAGCCCAATGAAAGGAACTATAAACAATTGTTTTGCAGCGCAAGTATGGGATTCAAACGGATTTAGCCTTGCTACAATCAGTAGCCGGTACGGCGAAGAAGAAGCAACAGCCAACGCAAAACTAATTGCAGCGGCTCCGGAATTGCTGGAAGCATGCATTGAAGCAGAAAAACATCATCAAGGTTTGCATTCTGAGATAGGAGGCATATTAAGATCAGCAATCGAAAAAGCAACCAAATAAAACCAAACCCATGAAAACAAAACTAATCCTAACCATATCAGTAATCGCACTACTATCAATCGGAATGATCTATATGTTCAACCCATCGCCAATAATGAAGTTCGTGCTCGTATTTGCGCTTATTGTTGCTGCCGGCGTGAGTTGGTTTGCATGGTCGCTGTGCAAGCTTAAAGGGCGGCAGGATGAGATATTTCTCGAGGCGTGGCGCAAAGGACTACAACGTAACGACCTGGTAAGAGTTAACGGTGTGGTATTCGTGTTTGACAGCGTAACGAACGGCATGGCATATGTGAAGAACCACAACGACGAGTTATATGTGTTGATGTCGGATGTTTGGCCGGTGGAGGATTGAGGGATGGGTAAAAGAGGAAGAAAACCAATTGATCCTGAATTAGTAAATATACGATTTGCTAAAGTGCTTGAATTAGTTGCAATCGGTTACAGTATAGAAAAAGCAGTTAAAAGACTAAAACTAAACAGGATTTACTTTTATAGGAGCATTTCAGATAAGCAAAAAGCAGAATTGAAGATGACAAAAGTCATGAAAACAAGAACTAAAATTGATAGGTATGTTTTGCATGATTGACATATCTCAACCAAAACCGCAACAAATCTCATCGGTAAAAAATACGCTGATGTTGTGGATTTAGTAATTTTGAAGAAAACATTTACAGGGTAGTTAGCTCAGTGACAGGTTAGAGCGCTATTATAGAGGCAAGTGGTTCGAATCCATTACTACCCACAATTAAACAACAACAAAAACATGAACAAATCCAGATATTACTTCCGAATAGGTGACGATACCTGCTACAAGATCGAAAGCCATTTAGCATACATGGTATTAAGCAATATCACAAAAATGAATATTGTACTAGCTGAGCGTGATATTAACTCTGATTACTTTTTCTGCCAACATTATAAAGAGACAGGAGAAAAAGGACAATGCGGAAAATCGTGTGATGCTTATTCGCCTCGCAATGGCAAATCAGGTGCTTGTAAGTTTGTTGGGTATGTTTACTCTGAAACTGATAAAGTTTATGAATTAAAAATTGATGACGTAAAAATTATTAAGCCATGAAAACACTACAACTAAGCTTAAAAAGAAAATGGTTTGAAATGACAAAAGCAGGCATTAAAACCGAAGATTATAGAGAGATCAATAGGTTTATGATTTCCAGATTGTTGTCAAACATAGAATACCTATGTGATTATAATGACATAATCAGCGTAGGTGGTGCGCAGTTCAAACAGTTTGATGTTAACATCATGACTTTAGGTTATCCAAAGTCAACAGATAGCGAACGCATTTTAAAACTCGAACACAAAGGAATCGAAATCAGAACAGGCAATCCTGAATGGGGAGCTGAGCCAGGTAAGCTATATTTTGTAATAAAGCACGGAGAAATAATTAAATAAACAACCAAATGAAAATAACAACCCTACAAGACAACAGCCGCATAGTAGTAACAGACAGTGGCGAAGCATACCAATATTATAAGGCGGTCGGTCGTGCTACTGATCGGCCGTGGTGCCTTGTCAGGCAGAAGGGGGCTGGGAAGTTGGAATGGTTTACTACTGAGGAAGAAGTGATTGAGTTTATTGAAAAGCAGCCATGAAACACATTCAGATAACCGTACAAATGAATGATGATCTAGGTATAGAGGCTATACTTTTTGATTATAACGATACGCACCTTCCAAACGATTCAAAACTAATTGAATTATTATCCTATGCAATGCTGAAAGGATGCGTTACAAACAAAGAATCGTTAGGTGTTCAGGACTTGCTTAATGAAATAGGAATTAAATTGAAATAACTAATCAATAACCCAAAAATGGAAACAACAACAAAACTAATCCAAATCTTCCCGCCCGTAACAGGACAGGGCAAGAACGGTGAATGGTCAAAAACCGAATTTCTGACCGAAACCGATGGACAGTACCCGAAGAAGGTAATCTTTACAGCATGGGGCGATAAAGCTGAACTGCTGCCGAAACCCGGCGCAACAATTAAAATCAAATTCGATGCCGAAAGCCGCGAATATAACGGGCGGTGGTACACTGAACTGAAGATGTTCGGGTGCGAGGTGGTGGGGGCGGCTCAGGCTGCACCGGCTCAAACATTCAGCGAACCTACGGCAATGAGTTCAGCTCCGGTTGAGGATGATCTGCCATTCTAATACTAACCTTCCCGCTCCTGCTGTATGGTGGGGGCGGGGTTAATTGAACTGCACGATGCAAAGTAAAGTGGTATATAAAATAGTTGATCTATTTGGCAATGAGCAAATACAACTAATCGAAAAGAAAAAAAGTTCTAATAAAAATCTGTTTACTGATTATGAAGGTTTTGTAGATAAGTTTGAAGTTAAAAAAACAACAGATGATTGTTATACTCCAAAAGAAGTGATGGATATTATTATAAACTATGTGAATAATAAATACCCATTAAAAGATATGCAGATAATACGACCATTTTTTCCAAATGGAGATTACGAAAGTATTGATTACCAAAGCAATTCAGTAGTTATTGACAATCCACCATTTTCGATAGTTACAAAAATTTGTAAATATTACATTGAGCGAAATATAAAATTCTTTCTATTTTGCCCGCATTTAACTGCTTTCGGTTCTGATATTGATGCAACTCATATAATAGCTTCAGCAGATATTACATACGAAAATGGTGCAACAATTAAGACTGCTTTTGTTTCTAATATGTTTGGAAATAATAAGGTAATTGGGGATTCAGAACTACATAAAAAATTTAAAGAATTACAGGAAAGAAACAAAGTTAATTTGCCAAAATATGAATACCCTGATAATATTATTACAGTTTCAAAAATAGCCTATTGTGTTGAAAAAGGCATTTCGATAACAATAGATAAAAATGATGTAAAGCATTACAGGGGCATGGATGCACAAAAAAAACATGGCAAGGCTCTGTTTGGGTCTGGTTTTTTAGCATCAAACAAAGCAGCAGCAGCAGCAGCAGCAGCAGCTAAAACCGCAAAAAATGATAATGTGATAATATGGGAGTTGTCAGCTAAAGAGAAGCAAATAATTCAAAGTCTTGACGATCAACAATCGCCACCATCGGATTTGCTAAAACTGAACTGAGTAGAATTAACCAAACGTTGTTTTAAGTTATCAACAACATACCAAACAACCGAATAAATTAGTATATTTACAGTGCCAAAATTACCGTGATAATGAGAACCGATTTAAAACCTACCCCTATATTTGAATACACCCTGCGGGAATCACGGCCCGACGGCCAGGGTGTTTTTCATTTATAGGGGTTTTCTAATTTATACTAATATGGCAAAAGAATCCTACTACTTTGCTCACGATTACGGGGCAAGAAATGACCCTAAACTGATTAACCTTCAAATAAAGCACGGTATGTTTGGAGTTGGTGTTTACTGGTGTATTGTTGAGATGCTTTACGAACAAGGCGGATATTTTAAGTATAACTTAAATGAATTGAAATTTATACTTAGGACTGATGCAAAGAAAATCGAAAGCATTATTAATGACTTTAATTTGTTTAAAATAGAAGACGGTAATCTTTATAGTGACACCATTTTAAGGCGGCTTCAAATTCGTGATGAAAAATCAGGTAAAGCAAAAGAATCTGCATTTAATAAGTGGGGGAGTGATCCAAGCAATGCACAAAAAAGATCAGAGAGACTTTCAATGGCACGATCAATAGCAACACACACAAAAGAAGATTGGAACGATATGTTATTATTCTTTAAAAACACTTGTGTTAAGTGTGGCTCAAAAGAATTTATTGTAAAAGATCACATAGTGCCTATATATCAGGGAGGTAGCGATGGAATAACAAATTTACAGCCACTTTGTAGAACTTGTAATTCATCAAAAGGCAGTGAAAATATTGATTTTCGCAGTGATTATTGTTCAAAAAATGCCTGCGAAATGCCTCCGAATTATATCGAAATGCCTGCTATAAAGGAAAGAAAAGAAAAAGAAATAAATGAAAATAAAGAAATGTCCAATTTTGATTTATTTTTTGATTTACTTTATAACGATACCAACTGGCTCGAACTTGTTTTGGATGCCGAAAGGAGGTTATTCGCTGTTGAAGATGTAAAGGCTAACTTTAAAACGTTTTATACGTGGCGGAAAATGCAGGGCGATTACAACCCTAAAGAAATCAAAGAAGTAAAAAGCTATTTTGGAAACTGGCTGAAAAAGGCAGACGTGAAACCTATTAATGCAAGGCTTGAATATGCTTATCCGGTGCCTAAAAAACAACAGCAATAATGGAAACAGTCATAAAATATAACAGAGCCAGGCCATTAAACGGTTTTGATAGAGATAGTTTGGGTAAACTACCTCCTCAGGCTGTTGATCTTGAAGAAGCTGTTTTGGGTGCATTGATGACAGATAGAAATTGTATTCATGATGTAATAAGCATGATTACTCCGGATGTTTTTTATAAAGAGCAGCACCAGTTTGTTTTTGAGGCTATAAAAACACTTTACGATAATAACGAACCTGTTGATATTTTGACCGTTACTAATAAACTGAGAAAGCTTGAAAAACTAGAAGCAGTCGGCGGACCGTTTTACATAACAGAACTTTCAGATAGAGTTCGATCGGCTGATAATATACAGGCACACGCTACAATTATACTTGAAAAATACATAGCACGCGAATTGATACGCACGGCCACAGAAACTATAAAGCTTGCATACGAAGATACAACTGACGTTTTCAACCTATTGGACCAGTCAGATAACCAACTTTCAAAGGTGAATGAAATATCTTTGCGTGGTGGGTCTATGATACATATTGCACAGAGCACAACGAAGTCAATAGAATCATTAAAGAAACGCGAAGAACTTTATAAGGCCGGAAAACGATCAGGTATAGATACAGGAATGAAAGAATTGAACCGATTAACCGGAGGGTGGCAAAATTCAAACGTTATTGTACTTGCCGCGCGACCTGGTATGGGTAAAACTGCTATTATGTTACACTTTGCAAAGTCAGCAGCAAAGGATAATAAAAGCGTTTGTATTTATTCGCTCGAAATGACTGATGAAAGCCTATCAGATAGAATGCTTCAAAGTATGTGCAATATTGATAATTACAACTTTAAAAAAGGTTCAATGTCACATAACGACTGGCAGGAGATTTCAGCAGCTAAAACAGAACTGGATAGATTGCCGATTTATATTGACCCCAACCCATCTGTTACAATGAGGTACATTAAATCACATAGCCGCGTGATGAAACGCAAAGGCAAATGTGATATTATATTTTTGGATTATTTGCAGTTGGTTGATATGTCGACAGGTGATAAGACAAGAAACAGGGAGCAAGAAGTGGCACAGGCCAGCCGAACAGCCAAGATAATTGCTAAGGATATTGGATGCCCTATTATTATTCTTGCTCAGTTAAACAGGGAAACCGAAAAACAGACAAGTAAAAGGCCTAATCTGTCAAATCTTCGTGAATCTGGTGCCATTGAACAGGATGCAGATTTAGTTGCATTCATCTACAGATCAGAGTATTATAAAATTTATGAGGATTCAAACGGAAATTCAACGCGCGGAATAGGTGAAATAATAATCGAAAAAAACAGAGACGGAGCGACTGATGCAGTGTTTTTCAGGTACGACGAAACAATGACGCGAATAAGTGATTATGATACCGACGAAATAAACCCAATGATTAACAAACCTTTAAATTTTTAGAGAGATGAACAGAGAAATTAAATTCAGGGTATGGAATGGAGTAACCAAAAAAATGTGGTTGCCTGAAACATTAACTAATGACGATAATGACACTTTTATTGCTTTATATGGTGATAAAAAAAGAACAATCGGATATGGACTTTATGACCGAAAACTTGAAAACAGATTAGCAAGTGGAGATGATGAAGAAAATAAACTACTTCAATTCACAGGGCAAATTGACCGTAATGGTATTGAAATATATGAAGGTGATATTGTAAAGACAGGCACAGATAAAGTAATGGTTATTAGTTGGAGCCAAAAACACGCATCATTTGTAATTGACCGTAAAGGATGGGCTTTTGTTCATTATTTCGGAGAAGCGTTTGATGGTAAGGATTGCGAGGTAATCGGCAACATTTGCGAAAACCCAGAACTATTAAAATAACCCCCATGCTCCAACCCACCCCCACTGGCTTCACCTGGCTCGCAGACCCAAAGAAGCCCAAGAAAACCAAAGACCGCCTGCCACTGACAGCCGAAGACAAACTGGCCGCTGATATTATGAATCGGCTCAGAGTTGAACGCAATAAGCAGGATTACCCGAACTTGCCATACCATACCAAGCCGAAACCATACGACCTGAGAAGCACAAACGACATTGAGAACGCAATATGTAAGTTCTTCAACCTGCACGGGTACACGACATTTGAGCCGACAAAGACAAAAGGCATAATGATTAAACCGGAAGTAGTGCATTATGATTTCTTAGGACATGCACAGATCAAAGAAAAAGCAAAGTACGGGAAAGGCAAATCAATCAACGGTTCTTCTGACCTGAAGGGAGCTTGCCGGAACAAAGCAGGTCAACCTATGCCGCTTGCCATAGAAGTTAAGAGCCGTTACACAAAAGACAGAGTAAGCACGGACCAGATTGAATACAGGCGCAGATACGAAGCAGAAGGTGGCACGTACATAATAGTAACATGCCTTTATGATCTGATCGTTTGGGCGGGTGATAACGTTCTGAACATACCGCAATACATTGACAAATCTCATCGATAACATTGATATATGTCATTGCATAATGGGAGGTTAATAGTGTATATTTGTAGGTGAAAATAAACCACATAAACCACATAAACATGAAAAGCAAAGAAGAAATACTAATAGAGTTTGGATGCCCAGAAGTTTCATTTGATGAAAATGTAACAATGTATTATCCGGCAATTTTGAGTGCAATGGATGAATATGCAGAACAAAATATGGCTGAAATAATAAACAGCAAAATGCCATATATAACTATAAGGAAATTAATTCAGAAAGAATACGACAAAAACCCACGTGATACTAATGTCGGATTTTTAGATAGATTTGCAAAAGTTGTATCAGATTGTTTAGCAACAACCTTAACCAAATAACCCATGCCAACCACAGCCGAATACCAAGCCGCAATCCGCACCATAGCGGAATATAACGCGACTAGAAAAGACCCGCTGAAGACAGTCGAGGATATTATCTACAATCTGCACGGAATTCTGCCGGACCAAATTTGGGTAAAGTCCCGCAAAGGTACGATCAAAGACATCCGCCACTGTTGTCAGGTAATATTGAGCAACTACACCGATTACTCATACGAATACATCGGTTCAGTTACAGGACATAAAGATCACGCCAGCATATGCCACGCACGAAATCGGATTAACGATGCAGCCGACCTGCTAAAGAGGCGCGGAGTTAACAGCCCGCTGTTGGTAACATACAAGGCAATAGAAACACACTACCGTAACATGATGGGCATTGCACCGGATGCACCTAAAATGTTCCGGTCGTATAAAGAGCAGGTAAATGCGGAAAGGGGGCGGAGGTGAGATCGGCAGAGTTGAGAATTGGGAATCTTGTAGATTATGAAGCAACTACACACATAATTAGTGCATTAAGCAAAACATATGTACGGTCATATTGGGCGAAAGGTTTAAGGTCTGATAATTATACTTGCAGATATGAAGAAATAAAACCCATCCCGCTAAGCGAAGAATGGCTGTTGAAGTTGCAAAAAGATTTAAAGGTTCCAAAATGGGTTAAACATATTCATACCTTACAAAATTGGTATTTTTATAAAAATAAATGTAAAAAAGAATTGTTATTCAAATAAAATGGTTATATTTGTGTTATCAAAATGGTTATTATGAAAATAAAGCAGTTTATAACACAGGCTTATTCCTCAGTTAGATATAAATCTAAACGAAGAGGAGAAGATATGCCATTGTTTACAAAACATCAGCTAGAAAAGTGGTTGATTGAAAATAAACTTTTAGATATGTGGATTGCATACGTTGAAAGTGGATTTATTAAAGGGCTAAGACCTAGCATAGACAGAATAGATGATTATGGTAAGTATGAATTTTCAAACATGCAACTAATAACATGGAGAGAAAATTTGATAAAAGGTGTAAACGGAGAAAAGCATCATAAAAATTCACAAAATCAAAATAGAACCAAAAGTGTATTTATTTGGGATAAATATGGTTTCCTAATAAAAGAATGTGATAATTATAGGGATGCATCTATTTTTTTACAATGCCATTTAGTTAGTATAAGCAGGGCCACAACAGGAAAAAGGAAAACATTAAAAGGGTATACTTTAACTAATTCCAAAAATTTCGCTTTAACCGGTGAAGAACTAACCATTAAGCCATGAAACTAATCGCAATCCTACTCCTACTATCCATAACAGCCACAGCGCAACGGATAAACACGCAGCTAACCTACACTGCAACAGGTCAGGCCGGAGCTGGAATAGGCTTCACGACTGCAAAAGGTTACGGCATAACATTGCAGCATTATGCAGATGTGAGCTACAAAACTGAATCGGAAATATTCACCACACGAAAAGGAACGATTTTAAGCCTTTCTAAGCGACTTATGCCAGCGATTGAAGTAAATATAGGCGCGGGATACTGTAAGACTGACAGGCATAATGAAAACAACGAATGGGACAATTTTAAGACCTTTGCAATATACCAGATTGGAACAGATGTACGATTATGCCGGAATTTCGGATTAGTTTCGGGTGCATTTTTCGGGTATGGGCTGGTTGAAGTTTATTCGGGGGTTAGAGTTAGTATTAATATTAAATAACACACAAAACCATGAACACAAAAGAACAAATTGAACAGCTTAGGAGAGAGTGTGGAGAGTTGAGACCTGATGTACATTCAGTCAATCGAAAGTTTGAGCGTATGTTTAATGAATATCATGGTTATCTAAAACCCGAAAAAGAGAAAACAATTATTGCAGAAATAATCTATGATGAAAGTAAAGACAGTGTGAAATTTAATCGTGTAAAATAATTATTTATGCCTCTATTTATTTGTGAAAAATGTGGATGTGTCGAAAATACTGCTTTAGGGCATTATTGGGGTAAGGATGCTAAATGCATTGAGGGTACAGAATGGGATAAGGCATTGTGTTCAGAATGCGCTCCGGATAAATTCCTTGGTGGGACTAACTATAATAAAGGCGGAAAGTGGCATGGACGTTTCAAAAAAATGTCATTGCAAGAATATCTAAATAACGGGGGACAAAAATCTGATCTAATTAATTTTGAAATAGCTATGCAAGATACAGAATTACTTAAAAAAACAATTGTTGAAGTTATGAGAGCTTACAATGATGTGATTAATAACGAGCTAATTATTGTGAATGGTCAAATAACGTTAAGACCAGATCATAAATCAATAGCACGCGATTACATTATTCCACGACTTGAAAAAATAGGGATTAAAATAACTTTAAACGAATAAACCTAAAAACTTAAAACTATGTTCATTTGTATGAAATGCCTACAAGATGTTTCCCCATTATTTATACAACATTCGGTTTATGTTAAATCGTATGGGGAATGTGAAGTATGTGGTACGCCCTCGAATTGTATTGATTTTCAGGGCTATCTACCTACTATTAAAAAAGAAAAAGTACAACCTGAAAATGTGAGCAATAAAGAAACTGATTAAAATAAATAAATCCACAAATCAATGGAAACATATATAATAATTGTAATTGCAGTTTACTTTATTGTAAACGCTTTTTTAACCGGAAGCATTTATAGTGATGTACCATTATGGCAATCAATAATTTTCTTTCTTTTTGGAAGTATTATTACTGCTGTTTTGTTAGTTGCTCCAC